CGGTCCGAAACGGAATCGTTCAGATTTCGGGAATAATCGAGATTGACGGAGAGATCCGCGAAGAATTCGACTTCCATCTTCGGCCGATGCCCGGGAAGTTCTTCACTTACGAGGCGCTTCAGGTGATCGGAAAAACGAAAGAAGAAATTCTTGCCTTCCCGGATCCAGTCGAGACTTATCAGAAGGTCGTTAAACTGTTCGAGAAATATATCAACCGCTATAACAAACGCGACAAGCTCCATCTCGTCGGGCAGAATCCGCGCTTTGATTATGATTTTATGACAGCTTTCTTTAACGATAACCGGAATCCGTACTTTTACGCTTACGTTAAATATCATCTTATCGACCTGGTGGCGCTCACGGCCGCTTTCTCCCTGGCCGGGATCGTTAAGACGCCGGATATGAAGCTGAAAACGATCGCGGATTATTTCGGGATCAAACTCGACGCGCACGATTCGAAGGAGGATATCCGGGCGACGCGCGAGATTTTTTATAGGTATGTCGAGCTATTGAAAAATCTTGATCGATATAAAAAGGCCTGTTTCTCTCTATATGAAGATGCTTTCGCTTATGAGCCCGACAGCCTAAACGAATGCTTCAATTTTTATCTTAAAGAAAGGGGGGTTGTCGATCATGGAAAAAATTGATTCGAAACGGGAACGCCTGAAACGAATCGACGAAGACCTTCAGAAGCTTATCGTCCTCGCCTCGGATGCCGGAGCCGGCGTTCGGTGTGTTAATGTTATGAAACGATTCTATGAAAAGTTTCAGGGTGAATTCAGACCGGAAATTGAAAAGCTTTGCGTGAAACGTGAATTGTCCAAAATGTAACAGTAAAAAAAACCGTGTCACGAAGACAAGGCGCTGTCTGCTCATGATATGGAGAAGGCGCGTTTGCCTCGCGTGCGGCCGGAAATTTTCAACGACTGAAAGACGGAAAAATGAGAAATCAAAAGGCTAAGGCGCTTCGCCGCTTTGTCTCGAAATCGGACCGGGCCGTCATAGAAGCGATCCGGGGCTACCTGAACGAGCTTCCTTTCCTCGCGCGAGTGAAAAAAGCTGTACTCTTGATATTTGGGAGAATGTAGACTTTTCACTACAGAAAAGTAAGAAAAAGTCCTACATATAGGACACTTCCTCGCGCGCCCTTGAATCCTCTCCTAAAGGATATATATACTTAAGATAGATTCTTCAAACATCATCGATAATCGGCGCTCTTTTTATGCCTTGAAGTTACGTTAAGGTGCTTTAATTGGAAAAAAATAAAGGCGGCCGTCCGACAAAATTAAATCCTCGCCTCGCCCTGAAGATATTCGCGCTCGCCCGAAAGGGGCTTACCGATAAAGAAATAGCCGAAGTTTTTGATCTCGACGAACAAACGATTACGAACTGGAAAAAATCTCCGCAGTTTTTCGGGTCCATAAAAAAGGCAAAACGCGGCGCGGACGTTCTTGTCGAAAGATCTCTGTTTGAAAGAGCGATCGGTTATTCACATCCAGAAGAAAAGATTATGCAGTATGAAGGCCAAGTTATCACACATGAAACGACGCGGCAATATCCTCCGGACACAGTAGCCGCGATCTTCTGGCTGAAGAACAGGAAGCCGAGAGAGTGGCGCGACAAACAAGAGATTGAGCATTCCGGAGGGCAGAAATTCGAGGTCGAATTTATAGAAGGGAATCATGCGCGTAAAAGCGACGAACGTCCTAAAGAGGAATCTTCAGGCATGGAGCCGGCCGGAGATAAAGCTTCTAGTTAATCAGGGCGGGACGCGAAGCTCGAAGACGTATTCAATCGCGCAAATGTTCATTCTCAATATGCTGAAGATTTCCGGGAAGGTCTTAACGGTCTGCCGGAAGACGACGCCGGCCCTTAGAACTTCGGCGGCCCGGGACTTTTTCGAGATCTTGCGAATGATGAATCTTTACAGCGAAGATCATCATAATAAGACAAATCAGGAATATTTCCTGAACGGAAATCTTGTCGAGTTTGTCGGGCTCGATCAGCCGCAAAAGAAACGAGGATCAAAGCGGTCCTGGCTTTGGCTGAATGAAGCGAACGAATTCACTTATGAGGATTATTTTCAGCTTCTTATCAGGACGACGGAAAAGATCGTTTTCGATTATAACCCGTCGGATGAATATCACTGGATTTATGACAAGGTTTTAACGCGTGGCGATTGCGAGCTTATAAAGTCGAATTACCGAGATAATCCGTTCCTTGAAAAAGCGCTGATCGACGAGATCGAAAGGCTTCAATTTGAAGATGAAAACTACTGGAAGATTTACGGGCTCGGAGAGATCGGGAAAGCGAAACAGCTTATATATTCGAATTGGAGTTTCATCGACGAGTTTCCGGAAAGCGTTGACGAGATCGTTTACGGAATTGATTTCGGGTTCAATAACCCGAGCGTTCTTTTAAAAATTGGAGTTAAGGATCGAGACAATCTTTTCCTTGATCAGCGGATCTATCAAAGACAGCTTACAAATTCGCAATTTATAGAACTGCTGAAAGAAGAAATCCCGGACGAGCTTCGGGATAAGCGAATAAAGGCTGATAGCGCCGAGCCGGACCGGATAGAAGAAATCAAACAGGCCGGTTTCAATATTGAAGGCGTTGAAAAAAAGGAAGTGAAAAAAGGGATAGATCGGTTAAAGAGAAAAAAGCTTTTCGTAACGAGGGTGAGCATCGATGTCGAGAAGGAACTTAAGTCTTATAAATGGAAACAGGACAAGGACGGCCGGATCCTCGACGAGCCGCTTAAGTTTAACGATCATTCAATGGACGCGCTTCGATATGGATATGAAGCGCTTGAAGGCGACGAGCCTTCCATAAGGTTTTTATGAAAATTCTTGATAACGTAGCGAATAAGTTCGGGTATTCAAAGAAGCGACCGGCCACGCGCCGCGCGCCGGCGAAGTCGGCCAGGACCGCGAAGTCAGGATCCTATGATAAGATCTGGCTTCGAGCCCTGGAAAGTCAGCTTGAAAGCGCGAGCATTACAGAGCCTTATAAACAGCATCAGACCGTCTTTATGGCGATCGATGCGATTGCGGATACGGCTCCGTCCGTTGATTTTAAGCTCTACCGGGGCGAAGACGGGCCGGAAGTAAAGAAGCATAAGATCGCGGATCTCTTGCGCCGGCCGAATCCGCTTATGTGCCGCTTTCAGCTTTGGGAAGCGACGATCGTCTATCTTAAGATGCGCGGCGCTTGTTTTTGGGTGTTCGGCGAATCCCTGGGACAGCAAGCCGGGACGTCGAAGGCGCCGGCCGAAATATGGCCTTTCTCGCCGGACAATTTCAGGCCGATTTATGACAAGTCAAAGAACGAGCTTCAGGGATGGCGTTACGGGGAATTGACGTTCGGCGTCGATGAAGTCGTCTATTTTCATAAGTTCGATCCGTTCGATCATATCCGGGGAAACAACATCACGGAGAAGATCAGAAAGACGATCGATCTTGATTATAAGAGCCTTCTTTATAACTGGTCATTCTTCCATAACGCCGGCGTCCCGGAAGGCGTTCTCACTACAGAAAAGAGCCTTTCAGATCAGCAGTTTCAAAGGCTTCTTAAACAGTTTGAGGACCGGCATAAAGGCGTAAATAAGGCGCGCCGGGTCGCGCTCCTGGAAGCCGGCCTCAAGTATGAGGCGAGCGCGGAAACTCATAGGGATATGGAATTCCTCGAACAGCGCCGCTATAACCGCGAGGAAATCCTGGGGATCTGGCGTGTCCCGAAGTCTCTATTCAGTATTACGGACGATCTGAATTACGCGACGGCCCGGGAACAGAAGCGTATCTTTTGGGAAAACTCGATCATTCCGACGCTGACCTATGTTGAGGAAGTTCTTAACGCTTTCTTCTTTCCGAAGTATTCCCCGGAGCTTTACGGCCAGTTTGATCTGAGCCGCGTCGTCGCCTTAATGTCTGATTTTACGGAAAAGGTCGATAACGCGGTCAAGCTGTACGGGATCGGCTTCACGGCGAACGAAATCAATAAGCGCCTGGATCTTGGCTTCGATGATAAGCCTTGGCGTTCGACCTGGTGGATCCCGTTCGGCCAGGTGCCGGCCGATCAGGTTATGAACGATCCTTTCGCCCTTCCCGGTCCGGAAGGAGAGCCGCCGGCCGCCGATCCGGATCCGGAGGACGAGCCGAAGCTTAACGATAACGCGATCGAAAAGCTCGCGCGTTTCGTCGGGCCGGATTACGAGGCGGTCAAACAGAACGAGCTTATTTCCTGGGAGCGCTTCGACCGGCTTTCCGCTCCGATTGAAAGGGAATATGCCCGCCGGCTCAAGGCTTACTTCTTTCATGTTCGGAAGGCGGTCCTTGCCGAGATCGAGAAAAACGCTAAGAGTCTCGGCGATCTTTCAAATGTAAATTGGGACAGTCTCGAAGCGCTTCTCATTAAAACAAGCCGTCCATTTTTGCTACAGGCGACGGAGCGCGGCGTCAAAAACGCCGCTGATTTCATGAATGCGAACATCAATTTCGAGATCTTCAATCCGAAGATTATTTCCTTCGCGAAAGATAAGGAAGTCAAGATCAAGCGCGTCAATGACACGGTTAAACGGGAAGTAATGAATATCGTTCAGGAATCAATCCGGACCGGCGCGAGCGTTCAGGACGCTTCTAAAGAGGTTCGGCGAATGTTCAATTTCGCGGCCGATCGTTCGATCCGGATCGCGCGGACTGAGGTTATCGGCGCGACTAACGGCGGTCAGCTTTTGTATTACAAGGAAAGCGGAATCAAAAGAAAGAAATGGATCACGGCCCGGGACGAGAAGGTCCGGGAATCGCATAAGCGGCTTCATGGTCAGGTTATGGATATCGAAAAGAACTTTTCAAACGGCCTCGATCATCCGGGCGGGAACGGTCCGGCCGAGGAAGTTATAAATTGCCGGTGTACGGTTACGCCGGTTATTTCTTAAGGAGCTTATCAAAATGAATATCGTCAAGGCGGGAATCGCGACACAGCTTAAAAAGATCGACAAGGAAAACAGAATTTTAACGATGATCGGCTCCAATGAAATCATCGACCGGGATCAAGAGGTTATCCTTGCCGAAGGTTGGGAGCTTGAAAACTTCAAGAA